GTAACTGCGAAAACCAGAGCGTTGAAAGCAGAGTACACAACTGAACTCTCACAAGACTTGAGAGCGGTACACGGTCTTGACGCAGAGTCAGAACTCTCAACAATTCTCTCCACAGAGATTACTGCTGAGATTAACCGTGAAGTACTTAGAAATCTTTACGACCAAGCAAAATTGGGTTGTGCGGCACAAACAACAAACAAAGGTATCTTTGATTTGACAACTGATGCTGATGGCCGTTGGAGTGTTGAGAACTTTAAAGCTCTTATGTTCCAAATCGAAAAAGAAGCAAACGTAATTGCAAAAGAAACACGTAGAGGAAAAGGTAACGTAATCGTATGTTCTTCTGATGTTGCTTCTGCTCTTGCAATGTCTGGTCTTCTTGACTATAACCCACAAATGGACACAGCACTTAATGTTGATGACACAGGACAAACATTCGCCGGCGTACTCAACAAAAAGTTCAAAGTGTACATTGACCCATACTTCTCATCCGCTGGTGCATATGACTTCGCAATGGTTGGATACAGAGGTTCTTCACCATTTGATGCTGGTTACTTCTATTGCCCATATGTTCCAATGCAAATGGTTCGTGCAGTTGGTGAGAATACATTCCAGCCAAAAATCGGGTTCAAAACTCGTTATGGAATGGTTAAAAACCCATTTGCTGGTGCGGCTCGTACTCCTGCTGCGGATGGCGCTTTCCCAACAGACGGCAACCAGTACTACAGATTGTTCCGCGTGGACAACATCAACTCTGCTGCTTAATAAAAACAATAAAAAAAGAAAAGCAGAATATGGGGGGCTCAATGCCCCCCTTTTTTTATTCCTAAATAGTAAGATAATAAGGAGATTTCGCAGTGGATGTAGATACTCAAAATGTAAATTACCTCAATACACAGAACTTTAGTTTTTCTACAAATATGTGTCCATCACTAGAGGACTATGTTCAATCTGTAAGTATTCCTGGCGTGACTTTAGGCGAAGCAATAGTGGAAACGCCATTTATTAAACGTCCAGAGCCTGGAGATAAATTAATTTTCTCTGTTATGTCAATTGGATTTTTAGTAGACGAAGAAATGAAAAATTGGAAAGAAGTTTATAATTGGTTACTTGCATTAGGATTTCCAGACAATTTTCAACAATATGGAAACTTTACTAATGCAAGAAGATTAGAACTTGGAAAATCTGTTTTTTCAGATTTAGTATTAATTGTTTATAACAACCAAAATACACCAGTTTTAAAATTCACATTCAAAGATGCATTTCCTATAGCCATAGGAGATATTCCACTATCTTCTACAGAAACAGCAAGTATTGCGCCTCTGACAACAGCAGATTTTATGTTTAGGAGTTATTCGGTAGAAAACTTATAATATTATTGGAGAACATTATGGAAGAAAAATATTCAGTGAAATTGGCTGAGTTGACACAGGAATCCGAAAAAGATATAAAAATAGATTACCTGAAATTAGCAGATGAAATTGTTCACAATCAGAATTTGATTGGGAAGTGGATGACTCATCAACAAGTATACGAAATAAAATATCAGTTTTTAGAGATAGAACACAAAAAGCTTTTGGCAATAAAGACAAAGTACTATACAGGAAAAATGTCGGAAGATGAAATTGTGGCAAGAGGATGGGAAATTGAAGGAACAAAAATATTAAAATCTGATTTGAATATCTGGATAGATGATGACGAAGAAATTATTAAATCTAAAAAAAATCTATTGATATTAAAACAGATAATAACTTTGATTGATAAAACCATTGATATTTTGATAGATCAAAAGAAATGGACTATCAAAAATTTTATTGATTATAAGAAATGGTTAGAAGGTAATTAATGAGCAAGTTTTATGTTCACAAACTAAACGAAGTGTATGTTCAAGTAGATTCCCCAGAACTTTTTATGTTGAAAGAACTGGTGGACTACTTTACCTTTAAGGTGCCTGGCGCTGAGTTTATGCCCGCATATAAGAATAAATATTGGGATGGAAAGATAAGACTTTTCAATCCTACTAATTGTAAGTTATACTTAGGCCTTGTTGAACAACTAAAATATTTTTGCGAAAAAAATGATTATGAAATAGAATATGATGAAGATTTACAAGATCAAAATTTTTCACCAAAAGATTTGGAAGCACTTGCAAAATTCATTAATCCACATAGTCAAGGAAAAAAAATTGAATATAGAGATTATCAGTTAGATGCAATCTATCATGCAATCAAAAAAAATAGAACATTACTTCTTTCCCCGACAGCTTCTGGTAAATCACTCATCATTTATACTTTGGTAAGATTCTATAACATGCACCCAGAAGTAAAAGGAAAAAAAATTCTAATCATAGTTCCAACCACTTCACTAGTTTCGCAGATGTATGGTGATTTTGCCGATTATGGATGGGATGTAAATAAGTATTGTCATAAGATATTTGCTGGCCAAGAAAAATATACAGATAAAAAGGTAGTGATATCTACTTGGCAATCGATATACAAAATGCCGAGAGATTATTGGGATCAATTTGGAGTAGTGATTGGCGATGAATGTCACTTATTTAAAGCAAACTCTCTTAACAAAATCATGGATAGATTAACAGAGTGTAGATTTAGATTTGGAACAACAGGAACATTAGATGGAACAAAAACTCATAAACTTATTCTTACAGGAATGTTTGGAGATGCAAAACAAGTCACATCTACAAGAAAGCTAATTGATAACAAAACTCTCGCAGATTTTAAAATACAATGTCTGGTACTAAAATATCCTATGGAGACATGTAAAGAAATCAAAAAACTGAAATATGCTGATGAGGTAGAATGGATTGTAACAAATCCTAGAAGAAATGAATTTATAAAAGACTTGACATTAAATCTAAAAGGTAATACACTAGTTCTTTACAATTTTGTAGAAAAACATGGAATACCTATGTACAAATTAATAAAGAATTCTGTAGAAGAAAATAGAAAAGTATTTTTTGTTTCTGGCTCAGTAAATGCAGAAATAAGAGAACAAATTAGAGCAACAACGGAAAAAGAAGATAATGCAATTATTATTGCATCTTATGGTACATTCTCTACTGGTGTAAACATTCGTAATTTGCACAATGTTGTTTTCACATCTCCGTCAAAGAGTAGAATACGAAACTTGCAGTCTATAGGAAGAGGCCTCAGAAAAGGAAATAATAAAACATCAGCAGTCTTATATGATATAGCTGACGATTTTCGTTATAAGAATTATATGAATTTTGCAATACGCCATTTTTACGAACGTATAAATATCTATAATGAAGAAAAGTTTTCGTTTAAAATAAATGAAATCAAATTATTTGGTTAGGAAACTCATGCACGATTTCAAAATAGTCAGGCTATCAACAAAAGAAGTAATTATTTGTAAGACAAATTCTAAAAATGCGTCTGCAAGTTCAATTATTTTGGAAGATCCGTTTGAAATAAAATCGTTCATGAATCCTCAAACTGGAGACTTTAATTCAACTCTCATAGATTGGTTACAATATAGTGATGATACTATAGTAGAAGTTGCCGCGTACAATGTCATTGCAATGAATACACCTTCCCCAGAAATTATTGACCATTATGAAATGATTTTAAGAAGAAAGGCTGCAGCTGCAAATTCTGAACTCAATGAAACTGAAGGGCCTGGATTAGAAGATGTTGATGAAGAACATGAACATACTATTGAAGAACTTATGAGAATGATAAACGGTAATAAAGTCTATCATTAAGGGTCTACATACCCAGTATAACAGTAGAATCAACTTGTGTCAATAGAAAAAAAAATTTATTTTCTATTGACAAGAAACACTTTTTTATGGTATTATCTTTGTAATTGTATAAGGAATTATTATGTATGGCTAAGAAAAGCACTAGAAATCATTATGTAGATAACAAAAAGTTGTTGGAAGAGATGACAAAATATAAGGATGCCGTCAACCTTGCCGCTGAGCAGGACACAGAGCGCCCAAGAGTTCCAAATTATATTGGTGAGTGTATTATGAAGATTGCACAGCATCTCTCTTATAAACCCAATTTTATCAACTATACATATAAAGAAGAAATGATATCAGATGGTATTGAAAATTGTCTATTGTATATTGATAATTTTAATCCAGAAAAATCAAAAAATCCATTCGCATATTTTACTCAGATTATTTACTATGCTTTCATTCGAAGGATTCAAAAAGAAAAGAAACAGACTTATGTAAAATATAAGGCATTGGAAAATCAAGAATTGATTGATGAAATTATGCAAGGACCAAATGGTAGTCCTATGAAAAATAATTTCTTAGAATTTATTCACAATAATATGGATGATTTTCTTGCAGACTTTGAAGAAACCCAAAGAAAGAAAAA